TGAGACTTTTCTAATAACATTAGAAATGCTTAAATCGTTGGTGCCACTTTTTGTTGGGTCAATTCCCTCAAGACTTTTGGCGCTAATAAAACTTCCCGCTTCTCTTCGTCTAATGACTAAGTTCGGTTTAGACCCATATCTTAACGATATAGGCAAGCTTGCGCAGATCTGGTTAGATCTGCTAGAGCATGAACCTAAGACGCTCGACTCGCCGACTGCTTCTTCACTGAGGTATGAGGTGGATCCTCCTAGCTACCAAATAGCTAGGTCCGCGTTCTCCCGTAATGAAGTTATAAACAACAGACAGGCAATGAAGGTCAGGTATGTTTATCCTCAAAGTGTTAATGGTGTGTGGCCTTCTCCGTTAGGAGATCCGCTCACAACATATGACGGTATCAATAAAGCATCCACTCCTTATATAGGATGGAAAGCCGGAGAGACCGTCCTGATGCACTATATACGCCCTATGGCATATAGAAGGACTAAACTGTGGGTTGACCAAAAAGCCCTCAGAGCGCGTTATGATGAAAGGAAAATGCTTCCCAATAGGGACGCAATCATCAAGACTCTGAGATCCTATATAGCACTAGTTGGTATGGAAGACGATACAGTAGAGGGCGTCACACGCCGTGAGGAGCTATTGAGGTCCCTATGGGAACTCATCCCCTTCACATGGCTGATAGACTACTTTACAAACGCTTCTGACTTCCTAACAGATCCAAACCTCGAAGATCGAGAGTGGATGCGAAACAACACCCAGGGTCATCACACTGCATTTGCAGGTGTTGAGTATGGTGTCGTTGAGATCGTTCCCTCCAACTTTTGGGGCAATGAACTGTCAGGTGAACAACTAGGCGCAATAGGTATATATTCGAAGGGGATATGTTACCCCCTTCACACGTATGGTGTCAAGGAATTTGTTAGGAACAAAGAAATAATTGTTCCTCAGGACAAGACAGCGCCTATCCCAATGCTGACACAACCAACTGCAGAACAAGTGCTTAATACTCTAGCACTTATTGTTCTGTTTATCTAGGATCGTAATGCTATGGAGAAAACCAATGCGATTAAACGAACTCAAAGTAATAAATAATGGGACGTCAGTGACAAATGTAGCTGTTCGCTTCGAAGACCGCGGGGAAGCTCAAGGGATTAATCAGAATAGTACCATAACTGGTGCTTATCCTGGTCTCTCTAACATTCCTGTAGGATCGACGAGCACTAGACAACGTATCAACGTGTCTAAAGGCGGCGTTTGTCATCATAATGTTCGGGTTGTCTTCTCTTTACCTATGGTCACTTCAACAGTGACTGACGGGGATGCATCTGTTATGGCAAAGACGAAGAATGTAGATGTGACGCTTTCCGCGACTATCTCCATTCCTCGTGCCATTCGCAATGACACTATTGCTTTCGACCAAGTTATGGCCGGCATTAAAGCACAGTGCACGCAACTAGGTGCTTTCTTTGAGATGACTAAAACTGACCTTATTTTAACAAATTAAGATCACTCATTACTTATTACGGAGTACATAACATGTACACATCATTAGAAGATCTAATCTTTCTAACAAATGCTTTGACCGAGGATTACTCGAATCTGCTTAATCGTAGGTTCCTTAACCCTCTTTCCGAGTTAATGTTTGAGAATCGACTTGCATCGGATCCAGTAATGGAAACGACACGGGCCCTGACGTCTGTATTTCCCTCCTATGAACGACTTGTTCTGGAAGGAAAGACTGAAGAGCTAATGCGTAGTCCTTATTCTGTTTTTAGGGAGGTAGGAGAGATCCTATCTACTTACTCGCAGGATAGTTATGATTATGCACTAGCCGTGGCGTGCGGACGACAATTCGCACTTATCTGCAAAAAGCTGGAAATACCCGCCCCGGACTCCTTGAAGAAGGATATGGTTAGGAGAATGTTCACTACAGATAAAAGTCTACCACTTTGTATTGCTGAGACAGTTTTAATAAGACTGGCTCGGGGTCTAATAACCAAAGTTCTCGGAAAACAACCCGAGATCCGATGGTATGAAGTGGCTCCTGGTCCAGGGGCTGTATCCGAAGGTGTTAGGGGTTTCCAGAAATGGGACCCGCTATATCTAACATCGGACGATGCTCTTGGGCACTTAGGGCTGCAGGTACGACCTGGGACAGCTTCGTTAATGGACTCCCGTGTTATCACGGTACCAAAAGACGCTCGTGGTCCTCGTATCATATGCATTGAGCCAAATATTCGGATGTTGTTTCAGCAGGCCACTAGGCATGCTTTGCAACGGATGTTTGAATCTTCGCCTTATAGCAAGAACATTAACACTATAGATCAAAACTTAAACCAACAACTCGCACTTACTGGGTCAGTTAACGGTAGATATTCTACCCTTGACCTAGCAGAGGCTAGTGATCGGAATAGTTATGCTCTATGTAAGACGTTATTCTCCGATGTCCCTGAGTGGTGGGAGCTGTTAAAGGCTTCCCGATCTCCACGCGTGGACTTCGGTGACTTATTGTCCGGGAGGCGCATGACAATGCGCAAGTTTTCACCTATGGGTAGCGCAACCAATTTCCCGATGGAGACACTTGTCTTCTGGGCGTTGGCTTCAGCAGCCGTGGCAAGATGCCGCGGTATCACCATAGAGAAAGCAGGTCATCTTGTAACTGTCTTTGGGGACGATACTATTGTCCCGACCGACTGCTATGAGGATGTTGTTAATGCACTTGAGGCTGTTAGTCTTAAGGTGAATGTTGATAAGTCATTTTCTACGGGATTCTTTCGTGAATCCTGCGGGGGAGACTTTTTCAACGGCGTCAGTGTGAAACCAATAAGGTTTCG